AGTTTCTTTTGACGTTCAAAATAGCCATGGAGAATCCAGGAACTACTGTTCATTTTGTCGTCCCCACCGATTCCCCAAGCAAACTCTACGTTTGGATGAACGTCATACTTATCAATTTCTGGCGTATTACTTTTTCCACGGTCACCTCCATTGGCAAAGATTACCGTCTCTGCTATCTCCAAGCATTTTGCGATTGCTCCACACGCACTATCATCTTTATCATCCCAGGAAATGACTGCATCTACCATATCAAGATGTCTGATGATCTCAGCTCTTTCTTTCCATGACTGAAAGTACTGTCCTTTCTTACGGGTCAACCACTCTTCAGTGTTGATACCTACCACAAGATAGTTAGAGAGATCTTTTGCTCTCTTAAAGTATGATATATGTCCACTGTGGATTGGATCAAACCCACCAGTAACCAAACTCAATTTTTTAAAAAACATAATTAATCGTGTTTGTGAGCAATGCCCAGTTCATGCATTCTAGCATGTTCAGCAATAGGATCTCTAAGAGGTTCTTTTCCTGGTCCAAAGGTTAACCAAATACCCCAACCAACTAAGAACGCTAAGAGAGAAAGAATGATAATAACTAAAATCATATTACCATCCCTTTTTCTTCACGAAGGATTTTCTTATAAGGTCCACCAGGATTTTGTTCCCTAACATCTTTAACCTCCTTTAGTAAATGGTACAGTCTAGCATCCCCACCTAAGGCGAGGGCCTTAACTATTGTTGATAGATCGTCATCAGTGATAGGCAAGTCCATTTAGGTAAAAAATGATTCGAGGTTTACAGTTTTCTCACTATTCCATCCAATGGAATCGAGAATGATTTTGAGAGGTTCCAAGAATGACTTACTGAATTGTAAGTCATAGTCGATATATTTGTCCAGTTCCAATTCCTTGGGGAAGTCCTGGATAAATGATATCACATTTTCATGGATTGGGTTAGGTTTGGCAAGATAACAAAATTTAATCTTTTCACCATTTTGAATTAGAGAATACTTATGATCCAACTTACGTTGTTTAACATAATGGTTGTAAAGAAGTGATCCTCGGCAATGGATAGGAGTACCCTTAGCATAAATTGTGTTCACACTTTTATACTTCTCCACCTCAGAAACTGAACGTGGAAAAGCAATATCTTCTGGAGGCATAGAACTGAACTTACGGCGACACTCATCAATGAAATCAATGACATCATCCTCAGTACCAGTCATAATCTTATTAAATGCATCCTTCAACATTTGACGACAAGGAGCAGGGGTTGAAGACTTGACAGCTTCAATCCCCATCACCTTTAATTTGGGATTCTCATAACGAACTCCTTCACTGTCCCACACGTTGAGGATATATCTTTTCTTAGCAGTCCAGATGCCACGATCAGCGATATTCTCTCGCTTCATAAACATCTTCTGCTCATAAGCATTTACATAAGTCGCCAACTCCTCATATGAGGAATCGATAAACGGTTCCAGTTTATCTTGACAAATCTTGTCGAGTAAGGTAACAACCTGAGACTTATCATCACTCTTATGACTAAAAAATTTATCCACAAGAGGGCCAAAATTGATGTATATTGAGTCAGTATCTGATGCGATAACATAATCGACTTGATCTGTTGCCAACAGGTTATTTAGATACTTATTCATCTTGTTCTCAATCCACCTGATCGAGACCTGACCCGACAAAGTTATTGCTTCTGCGTTCTCTAACTTGTAATACCTGAAGTAATTATTACCGATAGCACCATAAGCAGAATTAAGTTGTATCTTCTTCGCCATCTGAATATTGTTACACCTAGAGATTTCCTTTTCCAACTTCTTACTAGGCGACTTTTCAAACTCTTGTTTGGCCACAAGCATTCGCTTTTTAAAGATCACTCGTTCACTATAAATCTTCTCCATAAGTTCAGGGAGGAATCCCTTCCTATCCTTACGATACTGTGCTCCATTAGCAGCAACAGCATCCTCACCAGTTATATCAATCTCTTGCTTTAGAATCCTCTCAACACTTGAGCTGGGATGTCTAGTCTCCCTGAGTGTCTCTGGCGAGATATTGTACTGCATAATAAGATGAGGATACAAGCTATTAAGGTCAAAAGAGACAACCCAATCATAGCTTCCCGTTTTTGGTTCCTTGACATACGCACCTGCATACTTGTCGGTTTTTTCAACACTTTTCTTAGGGGGAATAACAATATTCCTCTTTTTCAAATAGTTATAAATTATCGAATCCCATGTCCTAACCTGATAAAACACATCAGTAAAATTCACCTTTGCATCATATGCCATAGTTAAGGCAAGTTCAATCAACTTCATCTTATCCTCAAGTCTGTCAACCAGTTCCACGTCGATGACGTTGTACTCAACAAACTTCTGCCAATTCCCACTATAGAAATCTTTGAAGGTATCAAACTCAGAGTGATCTAATTTCTTTTGCCCTAGTTCTACTTCTGCAATGTGGTCAAGACGATAGGATTCTCTATTAGTATAAGTGAATTTCTTATACAAGTCAAGGTAATCCAGTTGTGTCACGCCACCAATATCAATTGATATATGTCTTCTACCCTTAATATAAATTTCCCCCTCAGTTACTAATCCCCAAGGCGAAAGTCTCTTCATCAACTTCTCACCTAATACCCTCTTAAGACGGCCTTGAATATAAGGTATATCAAATAGTTGAATGTTCCATCCAGTAATCACATCTGGGGTATATTGCATCCACCATTCAATAAACTTATTAAGCAGATCAAACTCAGAATCACATTGAATATAATTATGATTATCTTGCTTTACATTAAATGGTTTAACACCCCACGTTATGATCTTCTTAGTTGAATAATCCTGCAAAGATATAGTAAGAACTTCCTCTACACATGAATGCACATCAGGAAATCCCTGCTCAGATGTAGTCTCAATATCAAGAGTAACTAACTGTATCTTTGTTATATCAAACTTAATCTCATTCTGAGGATACCTATCAGAAATATACTGATAGATATACCTTTCATTACCGTAAATATTAAACCCCTCTACGTCCTGGTATTTCTTATAAAACTCACGGCAATCACGAACATATCCTGGTTGAATAGGTTCTACATACTTTCCTTCTAAGGTTTGAAACTTAGACTTCTTCTTGGAATCTACAAAAAGAGTAGGTCGCCATTCTTCCCTATCAGTGAACCTCTTCCCATTGTCGTATCCACGAACAAGGAACTGGTTACCAACAAGTTGAACGTTAGTATAAAAGCGCATTAATCAAATACTGCTTCGTATTTTGCTAGTAAAGGAGTTTTTGGATCGACCAATGTTAATATTTTATCAGACGATATCACCACTTCGTTTTGATTTGTCACATTAAGTAACCAAGGCTCTACAGTACCTTCAGGTGTAACCACATAGGGTTCAATTAACTTACAATCAGGTTCTCCCAATTCACTACCAATTTCTTCAAGAGTCGCTATTAGACTGGTACCCGTAATCAGTACTATCACTTTTGCGTCTTTCTTTGATGACATTGACTTTTTCCTCATAGGATTGTTTTACTTCATCAACAGGGTCTACTAATGATACGACCCATGCTGGATCAACTGGGATATCAGTCTCCTTAGATAAAGGCATCCAAGGAAAATAAGAAAGAGAAACTTTTGCAGGTTCATCTGCATTAGGTATATCAGTCTTATTAATTTTGACAACATAAGGATATCCAGCAAGATATGCTGCTACCTTCTCCTTATCTTCCAGTACAATCTCACGCCAATCGGCAATGACATCCTCACCGGACTTTAGTAGGGCTAATTTAACTGTCATAAGATTATTGTAACATAAAAAAGGAGGGGATGCAACCCCTCCTATGTATTAGAACGCAAACTCTTTCCGAGCATGTTTCTCTGGTATTATCTTCGCTAACTCCACTGTGAGGAGTCCATCTCTAAAGCTGACGGATCTAACCTCCGTATCGTCTGCGAGCGTCCATTGTCGTTCGAAGGACCGTTGGGCCAGTCCTTTGTAGACAAATTCTCCATCTGTTTCCTTATCTTCTTGCTTGCCTTCCACATATAATTTTCCATACTCCGTATAGACTTTGATGTCATCTTTCTTGAAGCCGGCAAGTGCGACTTCCAATCTGCTTTCGACATTGTTAACTTGAATAAGGTTAAAAGGTGGATAATTTGACGTATGAGATACGTTAAAAAATCTGTCTAGGTAATCATCGTTGATCCCTATACTGTTCTTCATGATCTTATCCATTAGTTCTGGAAGATCAGACGAACGATACCTTACTAGGTTTCCCATGATAGCTCCTCCTATGAGCGAGTTTGTGTTTTGATGTCCCTTTCGGCGACATAGTTAATTATAACACTTTTAGTGTCATTATAGGTGTCTACGTTGTACGTATAACCACCCCTTTTCTTTACTGCTTCCCCTAAAGAATGGTCATTTCCACCTGGTTCCATCCTATCACCAAAGAAATATAACTCATCATCGTCATTAAAATCTCTCAAAATCTGACTCTTATCACTTCCTATGGGTCCAAGATCCAAACCAGTCTGTCCACCTAATGCTACAGATAAATCTGGAAATGCATTCCTAAGTCTATCTGCAATATCATGTCTTTCTAATCTTTCTTTATCCCATTTCATATATTCTTCCCTTCCAAAATTAGGATCCTCTCCTCTACCTAGAATACTGAAATTAACTCCACCAGGTCTTCTTTCAATATGCATCCCAGTACGAATAGGAAAACAACTATATGCTAATTCATCTTCTAAAAATCTTTCTACCTTCTTAGGTAGTTCCCAATCATCCCTATAAACATTTACATCCTTATCATATGCATCACTACCAGAGCAGTTATAAACTCTCTGACAACTGTTGTATATTTCTGGAGTAACTTGTTCTAAGGTCTTTGCTCTATCACTTCCTGTGACAAGATAGACCTTTTCTTTCCTAACGAAGTCATGAAAAAGGGAAATAAAATCGGGGGAAATCTTCTGTCTGCTAGGAGTAAGAGTTCCGTCAACATCAAAAATAAATTTGTTCACTTAGTTTCAGTAGTTTTCTTCTTACCTATGTTGTACTTGGTTTCTAATGTCCACTCATCTTTCTCTTTGAAAGAAAGAACTTTGATTTGATTTAATGGTGCAATATCACCAATAGAATCTGCCTTAACTACTTCAATCAATCCCCAATCAGAAAGAAGTTGAGTGATTCTATTACGACGTTGAACGTCATTAGAAGTAAGGTTAGCATGTTTACCATCTAAAGCAAACAGTTCCTTAAAGTGTACGATATAATATCTTCCTTGTTTATGCAAAATATGGCATGATTGATATAACTTCTTTTCCTTACGTGAAGCTACACCAATTCTAGTAAGAGTTTCTCTGACCTTAAGAAAATCATCTGGTTCACCTAATTGAACCTCTACCATCATTTCCTGATTCCAGTTAACCTCAGGCTCTTTCACCGTGCTCATCTCATTCCTCCAGTTTCAAGTCGCTTTTTAATGTAATCCAGTTGTTGTTGAGTCAGAAGTCTTAAAGCCTGTAATGCCTTTTCGTTGCTATAACCATAATATTTTTTAATGATATTAAGGTTATCAACTTTATCCTTTCTTAGCCAGGGTGAGAATCTCTTCCGTTTCCTCAGACTATTTAGAAAAAACTGATATTGCATATCCTTATCTAAGTTAGGATGCAAGTTCATTTCATTTGCATAAAGTACGGTGTCAAGATGTCCGCTGAGACACCTATTAACAATATAAGCAGGGTAATCCTTAATACAATCTGGATCATCATGAGTCAAATCATCCTTATTGAAGTTGATGGAGTTCAACCAATCTTTAAGTTCAGTCATTGAAAACCTCCTCATAAATGAAATCATCGCCATCACTATCATCCTCAACTGGTTGAGGTTTCTCTGCTACCAACTCTAGATATTCCTGAGGAATATGCTGAGTATCTGCATACTCATGGTAGGGATCTATATCCTTACCTAAAGCAACATGATCTCTTATAAGATTAGCATACTTTGGATCAGAACGTGCAAACTTCTGTTCCTTTAATGTAGTGTAATGTAATACTACAGGATTAAAGGTTTCCCTATGCTTCTCTTCTAAGTATCCTTGTGTTACATCCTGTATGCCAAATAATCCATTAGTTAATTTAAGACGACTGAATATAATCCATACTGCATATTCATCTACTATCCTCCTATTAGGAAGAGGCATTAGTACTTGATGCTGTTTAAATTGCTCCATCAACTCTGATAGTTCACCTAATGAATCCACTATCTGATGATGAACGTTATTTAATAGAACAACACCAAGACAATACTTATACATTTCTACCTTACCACCCAAATCATAAATGCAAGCATCTACCATATCCACTTGCTCTCTTATTCTCTTTCCACCACTAACACTAGGATCATTCTTAAATCCAAACTCTTCTCTACCATACACTTGATGAGTACAATAGGTATCAAAAAGATACTTAGGATCATGGTTAAAGATAGTATCTGAATCTACGTATAATATATTAGCTTCTTGTTGGAAATACTTTAAGTTATACCATCTATGAATTGACCATGCATTAAGCATCTCATGGTCAAACCCATCCTCAAAAGGTAAAACACTTACTGAGTAATGAGTACGGAAATAAACGGGAATAAGAGAAGGGTCGTCACAAAAAAGATAAACAGATATTTCATTGTTAAACTCCCTGATAGATTTAA